ATCTTATCATGCGAAAGCTCATAATAATCATTCGCAATCATCTCAATTAACTGGCGTGCTGTTATATTTTCCATGTACATATCAAATACCTCATCAAAAACGGCAACTGAACATTCAAGTCCTCTTACACTCATTTTAAACTCTTTCTACGCTTCCAGAACAAGTACTTACGTTCTACATTATCCCAATACCACTTCTTAATGTAAACAGCAATACGTTCAAATAACGACAATGGCGTTAGATAAACATACACATCTTTGTAATTCTCACAAATACAATCTTTCCAGTTGTCGCCATCCTTCGAGCAACAGGGACACAATGCAGTCATAGCATCATAATCAGTATCATCATATGTTTGAGCTTCATGTAAAATGTTATTATGGTAAACGTACCCCCACCAGGCAATGTCATACTTACCAACAACCCAATACCACTCTACATCCTCATATCGTAGCTCAATCATCTTGTCATTGCCCATAACCATGCCAATGCAACAATCGTTACACATATTGTTTGTATATCACTCATATAGATCATACTCTCTAATGATATTTGGAAATGCCACTTCAATAGCATAATGATCAAATAATACTACATCAGAAGGTCCAAAGCCAACAGGATACATCCCTGTCAACAAATAATCCTTCCACTTCTCTACAGTCTGAAAGGTAAACAGTGATGGATCACACATATGCTTCAAGCAATGCTCAACCTGATTGTGATTAGCACCAACTACAACAACACGAGCGCCACTGCGATGCCACATCGCAGCATCTTGTAACATCCTTGTAGTTCTTCCAGTTTGCCTCTTACTCATCTTCCCACTCACATGTACAATACTTAAATTCCTCACAAGTCTCATCGAGAGGAAGAAAGTCCCAATCACAACAATAATGTTTATACTTACCAGTCAACGGCTTACCCCAGAAATGAATGCAGTCTTGCTCAAATTCTGTAAGCTCACTCATCCAGGAATCCTCAACTCAGTCATAATATCTTTGATATCCATGGTAGTATTAACAGCAATAGCCACTCGACGTACAGCATCCTCATCAGTAAATTCTTGCTGGAAGACAGTACTCTGCTTGGAGTAATTGCCCTCAGGGATATAATCAGTTCTTTGGATTGTCACAATAAATTTACTCATCGAACATCACCTCCATACATTTCTCTGCAAATTCATTGAAACTCTTACTGCCTCTAGCATGCACTACGATGTCTGATTGCTGACTGCATAGCATACCATAGGTATGGCCTTCCAAGAAGTCTTCTGCTAATGCTAAAGTAACATCTTTCTTATCACCCTTCAACTCACGGAAGGTATGATTGTCTCTCATGTACCACCATCTAGCTTTCATTTCTGGACCTCTACCGACCAATATAGCGGCCACAACAATGATGAGAATAAGGAACCAATACCTTTTTGTAGTGGGTCATAACGTATTGTGTATACCTTGTCACGAAATTGTTCCTCATATGTTAGCGGATAAGCGTTATATGCATGTCCAAATGTAAATATCAATACAGCAATGTATGATAATACATAAGTGCTTGGTTCTTTTAGAAACTTCATTGAGGTAATCCTTTCACTGGTGCAAACAATGTTGCCCAAAATAATTTCTTCTGCGTCGCCAACTCTTTCAAATCAAACTCCCGAGATGTATGACCACACAGCTCAAGATACACCTTACCCGTTTGTTTATTGAATAACAATTTTGTCATCATCACGTTTTTCATCTTTATCCTTCCAACTAGCTGCAAACAATAATGCTAGTAAGTATATCCAGGCACTGAAGTCGTATACGATAATTAAGTATGACGCTCCAGCCAGTAATGATAGATTATACAGCAGTACAAGAAAAACTTCAACTAGCTTCACTTGCGCGCTCCTCGTAGATTGGATCAGCAGGTGTGTATGGGAAGGTTACCTCCACTCTACTATCACCACTTGTGTAGTAGGACTTGTACTTTTTGATTCCAGGGTATCCTTCTTCATCTTCTTCCAAAGGACGCTCGCACCATTCCCAGAATACCTTACCTTCGATGTTGTATGCCTGGCCGTCTTTACCTTCTTTGAATAGCTTCGAGTAACGTTTGTTCTGGTATAATGGTCCACCATCAACACTATACATTGCAACGTCAACCCACTCATGATCTTCACCAGTGATTGGAGTTAGTGGCTCATACCTCATTAGTTTGGATAGAATGTCGATAGCATAACCAGCAGAGAATCCTGAATGTCCTTCATTACAAAACTCTTTCATCATATGGATGATATGATCGCGCATTGACTTATTATATTCATCAGTAGCATCTTCTGTCATACCAATACGATTCAACTCTTCAATCGTGTGACTCATTAAACTCATTATAATGTCTCCGGATTTCCATATAGTGGGTGATTGCGTAATGCTTCATCATCTGCATCGTTCTTCGCGATTTGTTTCTCTACTGCCTCTCTTGCACACTTGTATGATATGTAAGTGCCAAGGTTATCGCCATTCACGAGAGCGTGGTAGATTTCATCACTGAAGCTTGTTTTACAATATTGGCCAACAATTTTGCCTGTGTCTACTTCGTAGTAGTATTCACTGATTGCTTTACTGCTCCATGCATATTTTTTACTCATAATGTTATTCTTCCTTCCATGACTACTTTTCTAGCTATAACTAGAGACCTCAGATAATCGTAAACTTCCTTTTTAGTGTTGAAATTGCCTTTGTTAGTTGTGGTATATTCCTTCACCCATCGATCGTTCTTCCACCATTTTGGCTTATGAAACCAGAGCTCATAATAAGCCTTATCGTTAAGATCTTTCACCTCTACGATCTTATAACGTCCAGGTTCTGATGTGCATCTAGCTAACGCTTTCATTTTAATACCTCAGTGCAAGAGTATTTGATTACCTTAGTTGTACCAGAAGCCATTCTCTTTGCTTCCTCACCTGCTGCTTTACATTCTTGATATGTCTTGAATCCAGACACGTTTGTGAGTGCCATTGAATCACTATCACTCAGCGTGCCAGCATGGGCGAACAAAATTAAAACCCATATAGTATTCATTATTAATTCTCCATCTGTTGTTTTGTGTGGTTGATGACTAGCTCAGCAAACGCTTCTGCTTTTCGCGTCTCCGATTCGCCACCCCACAATTGCTCAGTCCACAACCCATCTCGACCGAGGTTATATTGAATACTATATCCAGCTTGCTGAGCTAATTCAATTACTTGCTGTCGATTAATCATAGTATAACATCCTTTGATATACATGTTAGAATATTACGTTTGCCGGCGACAGCAACGCCACCTTTAGCATCACACTCTGCCACATACTGCTTCGTTTCTTCTGTAATATCATATATCATATAACAAGAGAGGACAACAATAAAGAACACCCACATGAAGAAGAATGTATCAAACTTATCCTCACAATTCCACCAGTGCTTAATCTTGTTTATCATTAGTATCCTCGTCAACCTTCTCGTCTTTCATTTTTGAGAACTCACAATTAATCCATTTGTCTCGTTCCCGCTGAACATCCTTTGGATCCGTTGAGGGTTTCAACTTATCGTTTATCATTCTTATACAACCAATAATTAACCCATACAAGTAGTGCGTCGATTGCAGCAGACACCCAATCCCCACGACCTAAGGAGTATAAAAATGATAGAGAGAACAAACCAATAAAGAACCATGAAATCTCTATATGGTATTGCTCACTGAATGCTTTAAATTTTTCCCATTTGCTAACTGGCATATATTAATCTCCGATAGTGACTTTGAAGCAAGTCTTTTGTTTAAATTTTTGATATACTGCTGTTACAAAACCATCGTTTTGTTTTTTAGAATAGCGACCAATCCATCTCCAACGATTGTACTCAATCTTAGCTATCGTAACGCCAAACATGATTGCAACGAGAACTAATGCTGTGTCAAAGATAAATCCCACTGGACCTAACTGCTCGCCCATAATCCATTTGTAATTTTCATACAGAGCAAACGCAACTAATCCAATAGCAATGGAAGAGAATACAACAACCATTGTTAGAAAAAACAAGCCTGATGTGACGTATCTAATATACCTGCAAATATCAAGAGTGTCCGACTCCCACACTCGACGTTCGCCTAGGTTTGCCAACTTGAAGTGCCACGAATTGCTACTAAATTTAATCATTACAATTCCTTCTGTGTTCTGATATAGTGCTCTGCCACTTTAATCATAGCTTCAGCATGCTCGATGCTTATAGGTAATACTACTCGTTCGCCTCTGAAAACTTCTTCCATCATTAGGACACGATCTTCTAACTCTTTGATCTGTCCAGGATATTGTTCGATTGCATTATTCATAATTGAAATAGCTCCTTAATTCTTTTTGCTGTTTCTTCATCAGCAACAGTGATGCATTCTTCAGCTACTAACCTCATAAAATAACGTAACGTTGGCCCACCCACATCTGGGTAATGCGATCCGCCAGCTTCCAATGCTAACTTGTTATACAATTCTTCACTCATCTCTTAGCCACCATCATAGGTTTACAACTCTTAACAGCCGTAATAGTAATCTTATCCATCTCTTCCACTAAGCTCTCATTAATGTTATCAATCCTAATAACATGCTCCAACTTAGCAGTCCCGTCAACAATTATCTGATTATTAATGAATTTAGTCAACTCATGCATAGGCTCAATGCATGACTGCGTTACAATATTCCCTGTAGAATCAAGGACTTCCACCTTTATACCAACAGTAGAGAATGTACTATTCAACATATTATAACGTCTATAATCTTCTGTCCATACATCATAGGTCTTACTGAATACTTGACCCCTCACACGAGCAGCAAGACGATATCCATGCTTCCTATTATGATAATCAATACCCTCACCAGTTGTAATCAGCGCTTCGCCAAGACTCTCAACATACTGATGGTTCCATACTAGCTTCACTGGAACAACCATCACAAGCCCTCTATGCTGACCCCGTTCCATATACACATCTTTGTTACTAACACTAAACGCTTTAGAAGGATAGTCGTTTAAAATCGTTTTAAGCACTCTATCACCGGTTCTGGTCTGATCAACCAATGTCTTTACCTGTGCTGCTAGGTTCTTGGAATCTATCCGTGTCTTATCCGTTGAATGGTTGACTAAACGATCTGCTATCTTGGATTGCTTGACATAGACATCAATAATGAGAATTTGCTCGTTACCGACCACTTCCCTCTTCTTGACATCATACCTCGAAACATATCCACTGCTATATTGGATGATATCGTTTCTAACTACTTGATTATTAGAGACTTCTCTTTCAGAAAGGACTAGCTGGCCAACGACATGCTCAACAGCAAGCTGGAAAGCATTCGTTCTTGCCTCAGCTTCTGTCTTGCCAATGCTCTTTACCGTCACCAAATGCTCACGGTTGGAATCAGAGTGGTATATTAATTTACCAGCACTGAGTACGATACCAAGCGGACTTGGATAGAGGAAGCTATTGGATTGAGCAGATGCTGTAGAGAAGAACGCGGCTGCTATAAAGGCAACCGCGAATCTCATCGTGCATCCATTATGTTAGTAATGATACGAGCAGCGTTCTGTTGTTTAGGAGTCCACACATAAACAGCCATGTATGTCTTACCATCATCCACAACACCAGAGCGTTCTTTGTAGACTGCAGTCAACTTACCAGATGACGATACAGTGATAGTTGACACAACCTGCATGGCGTTATTGACAGAAGCCTTACGAAGAGCTGAGTTCTCTTTTGAATTCTCATCTTCGTTTGGCTTGGCGGTTTGATTGCTCTCTTTTTCCACCTCAACATCAGATGTGTTGATTGTACCATCTACAGTACGGAACTTATTAAGTGTATTGTCTTGGCTACGCTCAATTGACTTAGCAATCACTTTAGTCATACGCTGCGTATCTACATTCTCACCACGTAAGAACTTGATCAACTTATCCTTAGCATTAGCTTCAGCGACAATACTGTACTGGCCACGCCAAACTTCAGCATATCCAAATGCTTCAATTTTCTCTACCTCACCCCCAAAGGTATAGGTAACACGTACACCTTCACGTTTGAAGTCAGTAGACAGACGCTGTTCCTTGACAGGGGTGACATCGCCAGGATTGAGACCTACTTGCTTGGTTGATGAACAACCAACAAGGGCTAACACACATAATGTAATAAAAGTCTTTTTCATTTAGACATCTCCACAGATTGCGTTTTAATCTTTTCAACGCCATAATCAAGCATCCTAGCGATGCCACTAAAACCTACTGTAGCAACTACTAGACCAAAAACAGCACCTAGTACAAAGTTTTTCATAATATAAGCCTTATCAATTAATACATAACCATTATCTCATATTGTGACAAAAATGTCAACTAGTCTTGATTGCGGTATTTTCTGTAAGGTCTAGCATCAAAAAGGACACCATACTGCTTATCAAATACAACATCAACGACTTCGTAGTATCCATGAGGTGTTAACACGTTGATTGGTAAGGAGAAATTGTTCTTATTGATTTGTCCTGCATCGTTGCTGGACATTGCATTTTGTTGCCAAAGGTCAAGGGCTTTCTTGATGATATCGTATGCATCGTTAGACATAGCTTAATTTCCGTCGTTTAAAATGAACCATGGTGCATCATCAATCCACACATCAATTGATATCTGCTTTTCGTATATAAACTGTTTTTTTGCTTTACGGGATGTGAAGAATATATTCTCGAGGCCAACACGCTTCTGTAATGCATTGATTACTTCCGCGCCTTCGCTAGGACTTCTTGCTGTGATAACATATATGGTGTGGCCACGATACTTACATAGTTCGATGAAGAGATCCCAACACTCTGGGTCTCTTGTATATGTGTCATCATAATCTAAAGATATATTCAATGGGATTTACTCCACAATAATTTTTATTCCGTTATAAGTGTAGGTCGTTGTCATATTCTCGCGATCTACTACTTCTGTGTAGTGACCTTCTTCGATGAACTGATCAAACTCTCGATAGTTAAGTAAGAAATAATCGACTGGACGATCGCCTTGCAAGATGTAGTCCATCTGTTCTGTGATTGTACGCTCTCTGTATACTGCTTTCATTTTGAACTTTCAATTCGATTTATTTGTAAAGAAATATCACGGTCCATTGATATTACACGATTTTCCAAATTTCGTAATCTACTAGATATCTTTGTCGTTTTCAGGGATAAAGCTAGTATTACTATAATAAGCAGGGAAACAGTCAATCCTAACCCTGCCACTAGTCCCGTTATCCAACTCCACACTTCCTGCATCTCATTTAGTAATGGGGTAATCATTTAAGCGCCTTTGCTTTGTACTTCTCAAGTTTAGTTTCTAATTGATGCACTTTGTTCTGGAGATACTTGATGTCTGCATCATATACTTCCTTCTGTTCTTCTAAGTGCTCATTCACAATGTCTGTTATGTAATCATCATGCAAAGAGTTAATCACTTCAGCATAATACATTGGCTTTGATAATACTCCACCAGTCAAATGACTATACACCTTACCTAACTGATCAGCCACAAACTCCAAGTCGCTCAACTCTTTATCAATGTCTTGAGCTGTCATCCCAGCTGGGTAGATCTCTTTCCAGAACGCCGATAAAGGGTTGTATACAATCATACGTATCTTCCAGTAATTAATAACAGTAAGTTTTCTAACTCTTTAGTATACTCACTCTTATCTTTCTTTAGCAACAGAATCTTGTTAGCAAGATTTCGAACATTATCTGTATCGATCCACACTCCACGATCTTCCAGTACCTCAATCATATCATAAGTGTCGAGTTCGGACGCATTGAAAAGATTACGATCATGAACTTCCTCCATAAGTTCATCATCCGAGAACTCTCCAAGGTCAACATCTACTTCAACGTCTGTATATACAATCATGGCCGTCCTTTAAAAGTATTGGTTGGTACTTCCTTCACATTAAACTCTTCTTCTATTTCTTGTACAAGCTGAACTATAGCATCGTCGATGGTACCCATATCATATGAGGTGCGAGCACTACGATATCCTCGCTTACGTTTGATAAATCTAATACATTCTAATATTGCAATTTCTCTCTCAGTCATTGTGTACTCTTTTGTGGTTGGTGCATATGCGATATACGTTTGCATATTCGGAAAAATGATTATACCCTAATTTTTTACATACTTCAACTATTGCTTTAGGACCTGATGAACCCCTGCTAATACAGAAATCATACATTTCTATAATAGCACGTTCTTTAGTGCATAGAGTAGTTTGAATGGTCTGGCTCATTAATATCTATCCCCGCAATCGAACGTAAAAGAATCCTGAAATCAGCTTCGCTACTACTTTCTCTATTAGCCCACATGAGCCTAGCGTTAACAATAGCTGCTAATGATAATGCGTTAAGGCGGTATTTGGTAGATAAAAGCGCCAACACATCGTCTACTTCTGCTGATAACTCCTTGATTTGAGTATCTTCTAACATATATGCTCCTCGTTTTGTGTATTATAGCATTTTTAGCATGTAAAGATCAACAAGCTAAATATACATAATAACAAATACACACCTTAGGACCGTTAATCTTACAAAGTGTGTACAAGGTGCTCCCCCACCTACTACATCCGCAAGGAGGACACAAGCGGGGACCTAACAACAAAAGAGCAAACTATGGATATTGAAACTAGACGTAAAATTTCTCGCACGATGAAGGGCAGATCTAATTTTGCCGGGCACAAGCACACTCATGCCACCAAGCTTCAAATTGGTTTCTCACAAGAAGGCCATCGTAATGTCAAAGACCATAAATGGGTGACTGACAAGGAAAGTGGAGAAGAACATCGCGTGAAAGGCAGTAAACCTAAAGGAACGCGTTGGGGTCGCTCATCTAGCTCTTTTAAGGAAGATGTAAATGTTTGGGATAAACCAAACCCAGTTAAAAAATCAAGCAAATTATCTACTGTTATGAAAGCACGCGCTAAAGCCCGCGCTAAAGCTGCTGGTAGACCATATCCTAATATGGTAGATAATATTTGGGCTGCTAAAAACGAGGAAGTAATGAACGAAGCTAAAGCAACAAAGTGTGGCCGTTGTGGCACAACCCACGTTCGTCCACAAGATGGTGGCACATGTCCAGCATTATCAAAGCAACAAAATGCTGCATTGAGAGAAGGTAAGGAAGTTCCTTTTGAAGGCCCGTACACTCAAGCAAAGCAAAACGTTAAAGATAAGTCTGGTGCCGTTCATACTCCAATGTCGCGTGCTCGTAACTTAGCTCGTATGGCTCTAGCATCCAAGAAGAAGAAAGAGCAGCTATCCGAGGCTCCTTCAATTCATTCAACATATATGGCTGGTCGTGGTGGTAGTGCAACAGTAGGGAAAAAGCCTAATGCTTCAGATATGGCTTCCTATGGCACGTATAATGTTACTGTTAAGCATTCGGAAGGCGAGAAGACATATAAGCTGAAAGATATGAAAGACTCTCGTCATGCACAAAACGTCGCTATGAAGATTCACAGCAAAGGTAATCCTGAGCATAAGATCAGTACTGCATCTGCAGATAAAGTTGAGGTTAAAGAGCAAGCAATTGACGAAATATCAAAGCCAGCATTAGGTCGTTATATTGAAAAGGCAGCAACATCGATGTCGAGTGCTGCATTTGGTCAAGGCCAAGCATCTGCATCTCGTCGTCCACCTTCAGAGAAAGATCAAAAGACTGGCTCCAAGCGTATGGTTGGGATTGCTCGTGCTACTTCTAAACTTACAAAAGAAGAAACTGAATCTACGATGAGTCCGGTCACTCAGCGTGTATGTGCTCTTCTAAGTAAGAAATACACAAACAACCAGTAACATGTATAGGATATTTCTACAGTCTAATAAACTCATCGTTGTTGAGACGACTGAAAAAGAGTTCAGACAGAAATATCCTGGTTCATATGAGCTTATCCAATCAATAGCTGAGTATGACAACCTCGAGAAAGTTATAACACGATTACAGAAAGATTATCGTGTCAGTGAAGTAATTAAAGATTATGCTGAACAGAAACGTTGGGGTTGGAAATACTTCACAGAAGAAATTAAACGACGTTGCATTGAAGCTAGAATAGGTAAGCCTCGTCCTGCAGAGTCGAATGCTAAAGTATCAGCTAAGATGAAGGGTAAGTCAAACTTCGAAGGACGTCAACACCGCACGATGACTAAGATTGTCCTTGCATCGAAGCGTTATGGTAAAGCTACTATTAAGGGACAAAAGTGGTGCCATCATCCTGAGACTGGTAAAGAGCTTCGTTGTTTCTACGAAGACCTACCAGCTGGATTCAGATGGGGTAGAAGCCCTGAAGTAAGAGATTATCTAAAGCCTACGAAAAGGGCCAAACGGGTTTAGAAGGATCAGCTGGTTCTTCGGACTCATCACTTTCAACTTGTTCTAACAATTCAACTTCAAGTGGTCCATGGAAGCACATTTCCATATCCCACTGCATCCATCCTAAGTCTTCCACGCCTGAGTAGCCATCTTCGTCCCACGCTTGCTCGAATAATTCTTTTATCTCATCAGTAACGTTATCGCTGAAATTAAAATAGCAAGCAACTCCATCATTCAAATCTTGATCATCAATACTATAATCGGAAACCATAAGACCATCAGGATTGTCTGGATCGATAGTATCTTCCACCTCACTAATAACCACATAGCCCCAACGCCACCACTGCTCCATATCAACTCTATAATCCTCACCGTCCTTAGTCATAGTGAACGTCTCTACTTGGACGATAGATTTCTTTTCTTGTGTTGAGATTCTATATGTACTAGTAGTCATGATTACTCCATATATTCAAAGAATGTATTACAAACTTCTCTACCCTTGCTAAAACAATAGGCAATGAAGTTCCACACAAATCCCATTACAAGGAATGGAACGGCTAATATAAAGCTAATGGTGATTGCAGTCTTTTTCATTTGTCTTCAATAATTAAGTTAGAATATTTTTTAAGCTTGTTTCGTTTCTCTTCGACAAAACGTTCAAGGCGATTGAATGATATATGATCATGCTCATGTAGTAACTCAATCATACACATAAAGTCTCCAATCTCCTTTTCGAGGTGAGCCATATTGCCATCAACACCGAACCGTATGCACTTACTGGCTTCTTGGATTACCTCAGCAGCTTCTTCCATTAAAATAGTTAGAAGCTCTTGATCATATGGCATCTTAGAAATATCTACTTCTGCTGTCATACAAAACCTACCTTACGTCCAATAGTTTTAGTTTCATGTTTTTGCACCTCGCCATTAAAGATCTCAGCCAGCGACCACTTATCTTTCTTATCGATTTTACGACCAGCTTTTTTAGCTACCACTTCAGCTTGCTCTTGAGTCAACATATCAAAATGTAAGATGTCAAAGCAACGACCAGGACGAACTAATGCTGAGTCCACGTCTCTGATAGATGGTAGGTTGGTAGAGAAGATTAACTTCTTACCTTTTGTAGTAACGAGGCCATCACCGACATTTAGGAATCTGTGCATCATCGAATTGCCTTCACTTCTTGCCTTTAAGAAAGTATCTGCATCTTCCATAACCATCACATTCGTGTCGCCTTCAATAAACTGAGCAAACACATAATCCTTTTCAAGGATAGCTGCATCATATGTAACAATAGCACTTGACTTTGTGTGCTGTAGGAAACCTCGGATAAAGGTAGTCTTGCCTGTACCAGGAGGTCCAATCAATAAAAGAATAGATGCATCAGACTCTAAAAATCTATCGTAAAACTCTTCTACGGACTCATCCTTTAAAAATGGATACATTTCAGCAGAAGGTGTGCGATCGGTGCGTAGTGGCACATTTACTGATTGGCCGTCTGATGAATACATCCACTCAACGTATGACTCAGCAATCTCAAACTTATCTCCGCACGCATTAATGAAAGAGTTGATCTCTTCCTGTGTTCCGTAAACTTTAATGTTAATTGCGTTGGCATTGATTGAAGCATCTAGCCACGAATTGTCTTTTTGATTAATAACTAGCATACCATTGGAAGAGTAATGTACCACTTTAAAGTTGCTATCACTCCCATAACGCACACGCACAAACTCATTCCAACCTTGACGCGTTGCAAGAAGAGTAGCTTCTTCTAACATAGTATTCTTATCCTGACGTGCAAACAGAAGACGTGTAGTGATATGATCAGATACGTCAGATGATGCTAGGAAAAATTCATTATTATTTGTGCTCATTGGTAAATCTCTATGTTGATATTGTTTGACAAACTTTTTCGGTCGTCTTTTAGATGCAAGAGAAGTTAGTTTATTTCTGAATGATGATCTTCTCAACTTTCTTACTAAGACTGGAGAAAGACCAAGCTGCTCTAGTAAGTTACTCATCTGATTCTACTTCATTGGTTTGTAGTTTAGTGAACTCAGCTTCGATCTCTAGCCGTAATGAGTTCTCATAATCTTCTAGCAAGTCATAATCAGAATAATCAGAATAAAAATCTGACGATTCGCCACCCAATGCTTCAATCCTTGCTAGTATCTGTTCTCTTAATGTTTTCATTAAAAACTAACTTTCTCATGTCTTCTAAGTGATATTTCAAAGCTTCGACGTGACCGCTATTCCCTGTACCATCGTTTGGTCTGAACCCTGCTTTCCACAACTCGTTGAATAGTAGCTGTAGATCTTTCCCTTCCATCGAGGTGGTAGGCGCCATATAAACGCCTGGATCAATTCTTGTAAATTCAATATTAGTTGCTGCATACAATGCTCCATCTTCGCTCTTCTTCATGAGACGCAAAGCCCACGCATCATTGACTAGTTGGTACTCAACATTCCATCTATACATTATAAGCCTTGTGTAAATAATAACATAATCACAATTATAAACACAACACTCATTAAAGTCCACTGGGTTTGTGTTAGAGGTCTACTCTCTCCACAATTACAATTGCGTCCTTGATTGCAATCTCCATTACACGGCATACTTACCCTTTCAGTTTATCTAACGTATCAGCTACACTCTTATCTTCTCTAACTTCTAGGAAGATAGGAAGGAACAACGACTTTGTGTCTTTCGTTTTATCATCAACCACAGCATTATACTTTACTGTAATAATTTTTCCAACAACATCTCGTTTAATATTATCTCGGTCAGCATCTGTTAGACCTGAACCAACTCCAACCTTCAGCTTACCACATGCCGATTCTAATTGAAGAGCCCCGAGACGTCCTTGATTCTTGCCAGTGCCTTCTTCCCATCCGGTACAAATCAAATCGCACTCATATTCACCTTTAAACTTAATCTGATGCTTAGCGCGTTTGTTTTCCCAAATACCATCGCGCGTCTTGAGGATGATACCTTCCTGTCCTTCGCCTAAGAACTTCTCAAACATCATTTGTGTTTCATATAGACTGTCTGTTTGCTTTGACCATACTTTATCGATCAGATGAGCTAACACACTTTTATTCTTAAAGTCATCAATTGCATTGAATAACTTTGCAAGACGTATATTGTATGGTTCATTAAACTTCCCTTCGTTGAAGTTCTCTAGCGGAATAGCATCCCAAAGTGTAGCTCGAATCTTTGCAGCTTCTTCATTAGACATCGTTCCTTTAACAGCTTTATTAAGGATGCCGTTGCCAGTCTTACGATCTAGCGGCTTACCTTCTTCATCTGCAACAAGCAATTCCCCATCGAATACCATATCACAACCCCAAAAGGCAGACATATCAATGAAGGGGTAGTTGATTAGAGAAGATGGAATATCAATCAGCTTTCCGTTGCGACTGCGAAATTCGCAAACACCATTCCTCACAATAGCATTGAATCGCATGCCGTCCATCTTTACCTGCACGAACGCAGGCCACTTAACTTTTTGAACGAGCTTCTCTTCATAAGCACTAGCTAACATACAAGGATACTCTGGAATCAAACTAGGCCACACTTTGTTGACTGTTGATTCAGACACACCGCACTTGAGATCCTTCTCAATGATGCGCTCAATCACTTGAGCTTTATCTGCTGGAAGATTTGAAAGTATATTCTTTAAGTGCTCGATAGCAGCGTTACCAGTTATAGTACGGCTTGATAACAATGCCAACTGATCCATAGCTTCTGTCAAGCTGATATCAACATTTTCAATGTGAGTGTATGATGGGATCTTACGAATAAAGAACTGTGTGTATGGATCAAGAGCTAAGAAGCATACTCTCTTCAACACTTCATTATCCTTATGTTGATTGAGGCAATCAATCTTAAAGTTGCGACCATTATCGCTAGCTAGCGTTTCGAATATTTGATTAATCATTACGTCTCATCTTTGAAATGTCAACTGCAGCTTCTTCGCTGAAGATAGGAACAAGGTTTGATTTGTGCATAGTGCCAATACCAATAACTTTACTGCCAGTATAAACATTAGCACTTGGCTTAGTAGCTACCATACCTCCACTATCAACCGATTGAATTGTTTTGAAGTCCATTGAACCGGGACGGACAAACTTAGGAGTGCTGGTGTAAGGTTTGACGATCTCTTGCGTGCGAGCTTTATTCTCGACTAGACCATACTTAGCCTTATACTCCTCCCAAGCATCTTTCTGCTTCTCGCGTTGCTTACGTGTCGTTTTAGATTTAGTACTGAATTGAATAACAGCCATCACTTTTCTCCATAATATAATTTATTATACCTTTTTATGAGAAAAATGTCAACTAATCGTGATAAAATTTCCTATGCACACCAAGGACATGATGAGTAATCTTGTCCTGAATCATATCTGGTACTGTGAGATATGGCCACTCTAGTACAAAAGGACATACAAAACTTTTCCAGCTCTTAAATTGCAAGAAATGCTTATACTCATCTCTGTCCCTTTTCTTGGACGGATCAAATCTACGCTTTACATTGACAGCTTGTTGCCATTCGAATAAACGAGTACTATACATTATTGTAGCGTCCTTGGTACGTTAGGATTGTTGAACATGTTAGCGACAGCATCCATTACTAATGCTTCTAGCTCTTTTACTTCTTCGAGCGTGAGGTGGTCTTCTGAAAGCTTTCCTTCCAGCACCAACCTCATACGTTCTTCTTTGGTTAAGTTATGTGTGTTCATAGGTCTGTTAAATGTTATGGATAGTGTTCACCCACTATCGTTTGCTTTTACCGTCAACAACTTATTAGTGTAACCGTCGTTACGTTTTCATTGTCTCCAACTCTAGTATCTGAGGTGACTAGTACTCATGACCTTATAGAGTGCATTATCCTGGTAGCACAGAGTTTTTCCATTTAACAGACCTATGAAGCCCCAACGGGGCACATAGGGATTGGTGATGCTTACTTAAATACGCGAGAAACGTAATAATAAGCATTAGCAAATGAGATTCCAAGCTCCACTTGAATTAACTTAGCTACATCGCTAGGCTTCTTGTCGCGGTTGGCTTCGAAAATTACTAAGGCACGTGCCTTCTTATCATTTACTGGTTTAGCTGCTGCTTCCATTTCACTCTCCTTCATAACAAACATATATGGGTGTTTAATCTTCATAACAGACAACTTTTCTTCTGCAATCTGCAAAGCAGATTCAGGGTTGTAGTTTGCTTTATTGAGTACAGCTTGCTCCATCAGTGCTTTCGCAATAATAGTAGCATCAACAGTACCGACGACAAACTTACCACCAAGTTGTTTGATAATTTGATTAGACATTGCTGATGGATCGGGTGCATCAGTGATACGATCACCAACTTTCTGAACCGCTCGGATCACAGAAGCATTAGGGTCAATATCATACTTTTTGAACACAGACTGAACATCCATCATTTTTACATCCTTTATCAGTTAAGGTATAGCCTATTGTACACATATTTTGACCGGAAGTCAACAGGCTATAACTACTTATTTTTAAAGGATATTTTGTAGAGTTTCAGGTGGATAATCAGCGGGGCTGGGAAGCGTGTATAATTCATGATATCGTGCAAAAAGGTCTATAGCTTTCTGACGATAGTCTGCTGTTTTCTTAACGAAGAGTTGGTGCTTATTTTCACCTTCTTCAACTGCTATAATGATTGCTAATTGAGGAATGTGGATTGGTTTGATGTCTCTATACATCTCTTCAATCATAATTGCATATACAGTAGATTGAATGAAGTAGTCTTCAATCCAACCTTCTTTTTTATCTTTATTTGCTGTCTTAAAGTCAGCAATAGTATTAACGCCTTGAAATCTACAAAAGACGTCTGTACGTCCTGCAGTCTTTAGCTGATGAGAAAATAAAGCCATCTCATTGCCATAAACAATCTCAATATTCTCATCAATAACAGGCTTTATATTCTTGAACAGCTCTATAGCTAGAGGCATGCTCTTGCCAATATAGTTCTCTTTGTTACGTAGGTAATCCTCGCAGATCTGATGCATTTCTGTACCGCGATCTGTTGCTCGTTTCGAAATACGGTTAGCCTCTTTCACGCCAACTTTCTTTCTCCACTCAATCAAGAATGTCTGATCCTTCATAGCAGAAAGAACAGTAGTCACTGATGGGTAAAGCGCTCCATCTGGAGTACGATAGTAGCGCTTCCCATCAATATAAGTTGAGTCTAAATCAATTGCCGGAAGTTCTTGTATTTCGAACATCTTTCTCGGCAACTTTGTCTTCAAGTTGAATCTTTGCAAGGATATAATCTTTCACTAAGGAACTTCTAACAATATCATCCGTGGTGAACTCAATCTTTGTAAAGGCAGACATTAAACCAGCTACATCGAAAAACTTCTGTAGTCCAGTCTTATCATCCCGCTTTTTCAAATCGCATTGTCTGTAATCACCACACCATATAATCTTTGATCTATGCCCAACACGAGTCATCACAGTATCGATTTCTTCGTATGTCATATTCTGCATTTCATCGACAATGATAATTGCATCATCGAATGTCATGCCTCGAATGAAAGATGTAGAAATAAATTCAACCACTCCTTGTTCTTCCAATCTTGAGTAGGCATCCTTTCTACCAAACAACGTTTCACATATCTGTCTATATGGTTGTTGGTAGATATCTAACTTACCTTCAATGTCGCCTGGTAAATGACCAATGTCTCTACTCTGTACTGCTGATCTGACAATAATAACTTTGTCAAATGGATTGCTTTTATCTAATACCTCTTCTAGTGCTTTATATACTGCAATAAAGCTTTTACCAGTACCTGCCACTCCATGTAAGGCAACAAAATAATCGCCTCGCTTATATGCATCATAAAACTTCTTCTGATTATTAGTCAACGGATCAAATGTTTTCATATGATCCAACTTAATCTTTAGAGGCTGATGCTGCCTTGATGGTTGCTCTGCGTATGTGTCGTTTGCGACGACGTGCAATGCATTGTTAGAGCGCTTGGCCATGTTTCTCCCGTATTGTTATT